TGCATCGATTGGTGTAAGGGTGTTTTTGTTTATACACATGGATTTAAAAGAAGTATCGCAGTATCACGATGAATGGGTACGAATAGTAAAGAGGTTCGGAGCTAAGACCGAAGCGGAAGACATAGTACAAGATATGTACATACGTTTTCACAAATATGGTAAAGGTCAAGTAATAACAAAGTCATTCATTTGGATAATGCTGCGTAACATCTTCTTTGACTATTGCAAACGAGAAATATCAATGGTTGACATAGACCTTATGGTTGACCTATCAGAAGATGAAAACAACAAAACATATGAAATAGAGTTATACTATCAGAGTGTTGAAGAACAAATAAAAACATGGGAGTGGTTTGATCAACAATTATTCTTATTATATTTGCGAAGCGGTAAATCAATGCGTGAAATAGAAAAGGAAACTAAAATTAGTTTGACTTCTATTTTTCACACTATTAAAAAATGTAAAAGAAAATTAAAAATATGGCAAAAAGAGTATCAAAGGGGTTTGGCGATACAGTAGCTAAATTCACAGAGGCAACAGGGATAGATAAACTTGTACACTTCATTGCTGGTGAAGATTGTAACTGCGATAAACGTAAGGAGAAACTAAACAAGTTATTCCCTTACAAAACACCAGAGTGCTTAACAGAAGAAGAACACGGAACACTTACTAACCTGCTTCCTAAAATGGTTGTAAAGGTTAGACCAAGCGAACAATTAGAATTCTTAAAAGTTTACAACCGAGTGTTCAAAACAAACGAGCAACCAACTTCATGTGCTTCTTGTCTTAACGAAATGTTACGTAAGATGAAACAAGTGTACAATGCTTATGATATGAAGTTAGATGACAAAGGCGCATTTTTAGGGTAATTGAATAAACAATACAAAATCAATGGCTGGAACAGGAGGAGCGAGACCAGGAGCAGGTCGTAAACCAAAAGACGAGGAGAACAGAATCAGAGACTTAATGATGCCTTATTCATTAGATGCTGTTCAATGCTTAGCTAACATAGTAGTTAGTGATAAGTCAAAGGATGCTGACAAAATTAGTGCCTCAAAGATTATCATTGAATACTCATATGGTAAACCAAAAGAAAGAGTTGAATCAGACATTAACATTAACACAACAACACTAAAAGACTTAATAAGTTTTGGTAGTCCTGAACCCGAAATATAAAGCTTTTGCAAATGACAGTAGATATTTCATTGTTACAGGTGGTCGGGGTAGTGGTAAGTCATATTCTATTAATTTACTTCTACTGCTTCTTACCTACGAATCAAACCATGTTATATTATTTACACGTTATACCCTTACTTCTGCTCACGTCTCTATTATACCTGAGTTTATTGATAAGGTTGATTTATTAGGTAAAAACTCTGATTTCCATATTACCAAAGACGAAATAATTAATCTAAGAACAGGAAGTAAGATTCTCTTCAAAGGTATTAAGACATCGAGCGGAACTCAAACAGCTAATCTAAAATCATTAGCAGGTGTAACAACATGGGTGTTAGATGAAGCAGAAGAGTTAACCGATGAAGATGTATTTGATAAGATTGATTACTCAATAAGGCATAAAGAAAAACAAAACAGGGTAATACTTATTCTTAACCCTGCGACTAAAGAACATTTCATCTATCAAAAGTTTTTCGAGAGTAAAGGAGTAGAAGCTGGAGTTAATACAATTAAAGGCGATACGACGTACATTCACACAACATATAAGGACAATATATCAAACTTATCTGAAAGTTTCTTAAATCAAATAAAAACGATAAAAGAACGCAGACCTGAGAAGTATAAACACACAATACTCGGCGGTTGGTTAGACAAAGCTGAAGGAGTTATCTACAACAATTGGAAGATAGGAACGTTCAATAATGATAACGGGTCAGTGTTTGGTCAAGATTACGGATTCAGTAACGACCCGACAACACTCGTAGAAACGTCAATAGATAAAACTCATAAGATTATTTATTGTAAACTGCATATTTATCAAACTAATTTAGTAACGTCAGAGTTAGCAAGGTTAAACAATCACTTCGCAAAAGGTGGTTTAATCATTGGGGACAATGCAGAGCCAAGGCTTATAACAGAATTAAAGCATCAAGGAAATAACGTAGTCCCGTGTGTTAAACATAAAATAACGGAAGGGATTGAAATGATTAGAGATTACGAACTAATTATTGATGAAAATTCCGTAGATTTGATAAAAGAATTAAATAACTATTGTTGGCTTGAAAAGAAGTCAGAAACACCAATAGACAAATATAACCACGCATTAGATGCGTTAAGATATGCAGTTAGTTATCAATTAAGTAACCCAAACAAAGGTAAATATGGAATTAGGTAAGAGTTTAAGACAAATGATTAATGAAAGCAGTGTTAAAGTTGTAGATGCTTATAAAGACGAATACGGAGACAATTGGAAATTTCAGTGTGTTGAGTCAATCGACAATGAAGTAGCGAAAGCTGAAGCATCATTGAAATATTGGAAAGGTGTTAGAGCTAAAGTAATGGTGGCAAAATGAAAGTAGAGATTGAAATACCTTCCAACCTATCCGAAATAAGTTTAGATAGGTACCAGAAGTACATGCTTACTTTGAACAACTCGGACGATAAAGAATTTGTATTCCAGAAAATGATTGAAATATTTTGCGGCTTAGAATTAAAGGAAGTTGTTAAGATGAAAGCGTCAACGGTAATAGAGTTGGCGCAACACTTTAATAAAATATTTAACGAAAAGACTGAGTTCAAACATAGATTCAAATTAAACGATGTTGAGTTTGGATTCATTCCCGACATTGAAGAAATATCCTGGGGTGAGTACATCGATATTGAGGCAAACATAGGTGACTTTCAAAATATCCACAAAGCACTTGCGGTGATGTATAGACCGATTGTAAAGGATGTTAAAGGCAAATATGAAATAGAACCTTACCGAGGGGATTTAAGTTACTCAGAGGTGTTAAAATACGCCCCGTTGGATGTTGTACTACCTGCTTCGGTTTTTTTTTGGACTTTAGGAATCGAATTAATAAGCAGTACGCTGTCCTCTTTGGAGAAAATGAAGAACAAAACCCATATTCAGAAAATGTTCAGTTCTCAAAACAATGGGGATGGTATAGCTCAATCTATCACGTCGCTCAAGGAGACATTAGAAGATTTGACGAAGTTACAGCGTTGGGACTTCATCAGTGCTTAACATTTTTAACCTTTGAACAACAAAAAAGTAGAATCGAGGTTAAACAATTAAAGAAGTCACATGAAAAACTATTATAACCTATCTACATTATTGCATGATAGTATACTTGCTGATCCATTAGTGAATAGAGTAACGAAAGGGAGCCTTGATAAAATCACAAATGCTAAACAAGATATGTATCCATTGTGTCACATTATATTTAATGATGTAGCATTTAGAGGTAATACAACGGTTTACAACATATCTTTGGTTATGATGTCGATAGTAGATATTAGTAAGGATGATATAATTGATATATTCAAGGGTAATGATAATGAAGACGATGTTCTAAATACTACTTTAAGTATACTAAACAGGATATTTGAGAGGGTAAGAAGAGGTGATATTAACGATGCTGGCTATGAAGTGTTGGACGATACAGCAAGTTGCGAGCCTTTTGTAGACCGTTTCACCGATGCGGTTGCCGGTTGGACGATGACCTTTGACATATTAGCACCTAACGAAATGACTATATGTTAAGCGATTTAAGGGAGTCAGGTTTACAAGCTGCGTTGGATAAGTTCAAGGCCTCGGTAATTAAACAGGCTCGAACTAACTTAACTAAAGGCGATAGGAACGTATCAAGAAAGCTTTATAACTCTTTGAAAGGTGAAGCAAAAGTTTATGCTAAAGGTTACTTCTTAAACTTTCAGATGGAAGAGTACGGTAACTATCAAGACAAAGGTGTGAGAGGTAAGAAGTCAAGTGCTAAAGCTCCTAACTCACCTTACAAGTTTGGAAGCGGTAAAGGTAAGAAAGGAGGCTTGACGGAAGGAATACAAAGATGGGTTAAAGCACGTAAGTTTCAGTTCAAAGATAAGAAAGGGAAATTTATGAGTTACGATTCAACTGCATGGATAATTACAAAGTCTATTTACGCGAAAGGTATAAGACCAACTTTGTTTTTTACTAAACCATTTGAAGCGGCTTACAAACGTTTACCTCAAGAATTAGTCAACGACTTAAAAATAGATTTAGAGAAAATATTTAACTACTCAATTAAACAACCGAAATGATTAGAGCACGTTCACCGTATATCATAAGTATCAACGAAACAAGTCAAGTAAGTACACGAATAGAGTTGTTTATTAGTGCGACAACGTTCAGTGGCACACCACAATATAACTTAAGCAAGGCAATTCCTGCATCGAATGCGCCAACAACTTACTACGACATTGCGCCTTATATTCGTGAATACTTTGACCACACGGTATACTCAAACATTACAACCTTAACGTCTTCATACGGTAGTGTTCAAAAGCTTAATGTAAGAGTAAAGAGATACAAGACCGTTGGAACTACTGAATCGTTAATTGACACAACTGATTATATTGCTACGGATGGATTCACTGAGTTTGCAAATGGTGTAAATTATAGCGGAGGGAATTATTTGTTAGACCAAAAGACTTATTACTATCATAGTGGTTCAAATGCTGGCTTTATATTAGTTTACGTTCAGTCAAATGATAAGATTAGATGGACTGATTCGGAGGGAATATTATACCTTAGTTCATCGTTGGGAAACACATGGTATTACGTGCCACGTTGCTATAATAGTAGATTTACAGAGCCATGGATTGTTGAGGTAATAAATAGTTCAAATGTAGTTCAAGCTACATGGACGTTCAAACCTGTTGAAGAGTGTTTGTATACACCTGTTAAAGTTGACTTCATAAATAAACATGGTGCGTTTCAACGTGAGTTTTTCTTTAAAGCATCAAACGACAATATTGAAGTAACTAACAAAGATTACAATTTGATGCAACCATATGATTATAGCTTAACAGGTGGTCAACGTACAACGTATAACCAAAATGGTATACAAAGTATTAAAGTAAATAGCGGTTGGGTTGAAGAGGATTTTAAGGACAATTTAAAACAATTGATGCTTAGTGAAAAGGTATTAGTAGACGAAAAGCCTGCTATCCTTAAAACTAAATCAATTGAACTAAACAAGTCTATAAATACAAAACAGATTAATTATAGTTTAGAATTTGAGTTTGCGTATGATTTAATTAATAGTGTTGTATAATGAGACAGGTTGACATATATATAGAAGTGATTGCTGATTCAGGCAACTATGAAAAGTTAGAGTTGTTTAACGATGAAGAAATTCAGATTAATAGCTCAATCCAAAACGTTCAAGATTTAGCAAAAGTTTACACTGACTTTACTCAGTCGTTTACTATTCCTGCCTCACCACGTAATAATAGATTGTTTGAACACTTTTATCAGTCGGACGTTGATGCAAATGACAACCCTAACATTAAGCGCAACGCATTTATAGAGATAGGGACCATACCATTTAGGAGTGGGAAAATATCAATCGAGAGTTCAAACGTTGTAAAGGGACGTGTTGAAAGCTATTCTATTACGTTTTACGGGGATTTAACGAGCTTAAAAGATAAGTTTGGGGATAAGACCTTAAAGGATTTAGATTTGCGTTCATATGGGATGAATTACAGCGGTTCAAATGTTAGGGGTCGAATCATAAATACGGTATCAAACGATTTAGAATTTCCATTAATTAGCTCAAAAAGACATTGGACGTATGGATTAGGGACAAGTACTTGCATTGATACAACAGGAGGAGCGATTGTTTATGATGAGTTATTTCCTGCTTTGAAAGTTAAACGTATTTTTGAAGCTATACAAACAGACTTTGGAGTAACATTTAACTCTAATTTCTTCAATCAAAAGTTATTTACTGAGTTGTTTTTGTGGTTAAAGAACGCAAAAGACTTTTTAGCTTATAGTGAGTCGGAAGATGTGACTTTTTCAAGTATTACAGGCACTAACAACATACTACAAGACCCTACAAAAGTAAGTATAAATTTAACTCAAAACCTAACAATTACAGCATCTTTTACAAGTGCAACTGCGGGTATAAGGTTATTTGTAGATGCAATTCAAGACGGTAAACTTGTAAAGACAACAGAAATAAAAACAGGAAGTTCGGAAAATGTTTTTAGTAATACTGCTGCATTTACAGCTTATGACGTAAAGTTTAGATTAAGAGCTTCAACAGCGGGTACAGCAACAGTGTCGTTTGGTTTTAAATATAAATATTACCAAAACACGTTTAGCGGTGTAATACTTTCGGGATATGTAACAAACACTGCGAGCAGTGGCGCTGTTACTTTCTCAAGTCCTTACGTTGACCCATCGGTGTACGCACCTAACATGAAGATTAGTGACTTTGTTAGTGGTGTGTTTAAAATGTTTAATCTTACTTGCTATGCTACTTCAGTAGATAACTTTCAAGTAGAGCCTTTGGACGATTGGTATACACGTGGAGCAATTGTAGATATTACTGAATATGTTGACACGGATGAAATTACAATAGAGCGCCACAAACTATACAAAGAAATATCTTTTGATTATGAGAAGTGTGAAAGCTATTTTAATGAAAAGTATTTTAACGAAACAACCAACGCAACGAGAGAGTTTGGAAATGTTAAGGAGTCATTCGCTAATTATGATGGTGGCGATTATAAAATAGATGTACCGTTTGAAAATATTTACTTCGCAAAAGAAAATATAACAGACGCAAACGAACCACCAAAAGCATATTTATTGAATGAAGATACAGCAACTGAAAGCTATGACAATAAACCAATATTACTTTATTTAGATTCATATCAAAGCACATCATTTTATTTTGACGATGGAAGTGGGGAAGTTTTAATTACAGAATACAGACCGCTATGTAATCAGATAACGTATAACAATAGTGTTTATTCAAATCATTTTTCAACAGAGCCAAGTGCTTTCAATGGTGTAACAATTAATAACTCATTGTATTCTCAGTATTATGCAGGTTACTTACAAAACCTGTACAACCAAAAGAACAGACTAACAAACGTTAAAGCATTGTTTCCAATTTCATTACTTACAAGCTTAAAGCTAAATGACCGTTTGATAATTAGAGACAAACGATACATAATTAATGAGATGAAAGTAAACCTTACAAGTGGGGAAGTAGATTTGTCATTGATCAATGATTTTAGAGCTATTGCAAACGTTAATTTGCCGATTCAACAAGCCTCAACAACAACGGTTGAAGTGCCTGTATTCATCGAGAATGGTCAAACATCGACAGAGATATGTGTGGGTGCTACTTGCACAACCTATACAGCAGAACAATTAATATCAGTTACACTACCAACTAACACGTCGGGTGTGCCTGTCGAAACATCGTTAACACGTGACGGTATACCATACACAACAATTTATCAAGATGCTTAATACAATTATACAACTATTGAAGTCGGGTGACTTCTACGGTCAAAGCGAAATAATCGACATCGCAAAAGGCAAATATAAACTTACTAATTCAATTCGTGAAAGCTACAAACAGGCTAAAAGAGAGTTATACTTAAAACAAGCTACAAATGGCAGAAAAGAAAATAATTGAGTTAGAGGTAAAGAATAATTTAGGTTCGCTTAAATCACAGCTTAGAGAGGCACAGGCGGAAGTTGCGAAGTTATCGGAACAGTTCGGTGTAACGTCTAAAGAGGCAGCTAATGCCGCAAAAAGAGCGGCGGAACTAAAAGACCAAATTGAAGATGCGAAAGCCTTAACGGATGCGTTTAACCCTGATGCGAAATTTAAAGCATTATCTTCATCGTTGGGAGGTGTTGCAAGTGGTTTCGCTGCTTATCAAGGAGCTTTAGGGTTGATTGGAGTTGAGAGTAAAGAAGTTGAAGCACAGCTTTTGAAAGTTCAGAGTGCAATGGCTTTAGCTGAGGGGTTACAATCTTTAGGAGGCTTAAAAGATTCAATGATAGCTTTAGCTTCAGTTGTTAAAAACCAAGT